TGGAAATCTAGCTAACTATGATTTAATATCTTTAGAAAAACTTTCTAAACATCTAGAAAAATATGAAACTAAAGAAGCTAAAAAAGTATAAAAATATTATAATAACTAGTATATATCTTTTTATTTATACTCTTTTTATAATAGTATTTGTAGCAAATACAATAGCAGGAATTAAAGTTCAAGATATGGATATTGCAAGCTTATTGTGTACTATAGTATGTGGAACCATATTAAGTTTAGAAATATATTTTAACTTAAGAAGATTATTCATTATTGAAATAATTAAAAAATAGAAAATGACAATAACAACATTTGAATTAGCACTAATTGTATTTATTTCTAATCTTGGTGCTACATTGATCTGTGAAGGAATCGAAGCTATATTAGAAGCATATGAAAACTACAAGAAGAAAAAGAAAGACCTCACAGAACAAAAAGGTTAAAAATGCTACACCTAATGTATATGATGGAATACAATTTAAATCACAATTAGAAACTTATGTTTATAAACAATTAAAGGCTCATAATCTTAAAGCAGAATATGAGCCTATTAAGTTTGAATTAATTCCATCATTTACATTTTGTGGCAAAAAGATTCGTGCTATGACTTATACTCCAGATTTCGTTGGAGATAATTTTATTATCGAAGCTAAAGGAAGACCTAATGATGTGTTTTGTACACAATTTTGACAACATTTTATATACCTCTACGTTTTAAGTATAAAACTTTATTATGAAAAAGATTTATATACTTAAAGATCCAAGAGAT